CCCTAGGACATCCAGAGTCACCCTCTTTTTTCTTTCCGGACGCTTCCCGTTAACGAGGCAGGCCTCAACCCAACTTCTATGAGTTAAGCGATTATTGCCTTTGCAACGCCGGACATTATTACGCCAAAGCCAGACCTTTGCGGAAGAGGGTTTAATCCCTAAGAAAAGAGCAACATCGTGGACATTCCACCATTCTTTTTTGAGTTCCGCGCTCTCTTGTACTACACTCTCCATACGCACTGACTAGAGGTTGTGTAGTCAAACCACAAGCAGTATGTAATAAGCCTTCGCAAGTATTACTTTGCCTTTGTATGCCTATAAGATATTCTTATTACCTCCCTCTGGGTATTGCACTCCTACCTACGCACCATGTAATCTTCTTACATGACACAACCCATAAAACATCGGGCTCCCTCAAAGAGAGAGGGGGGCCTTTCAGACACCATCGGATTCAGGGCTCCGAAAGAAACTCGAGAAAAACTCGATAAGCTTTCTAAGCTCCTGAATTATTCATGTAATCTCGTAGTTATTGAGGCTGTCAATGCAGTCCATGACATGATTTTTACAGGACCGACACACACTCCGGAAATCGTCCTGCGAGGACGAGCATTAAAAGATATAGTCTAATGGCATCGCTATTCCGCAGGGGCGGCTATTGGCATCTTGGATGGCAACAGGATGGCAAGTGGAAGCAAGTCAGTACAAAGTTTCGTGCTGAAGGCAAAGCCCCGCCCATCGAAGTTCACGAACTCCGCCTTCGCAAAGAGAAGGAGATAGCCTGCATTGCCGTTGGCTTGGAATATGTAAAGCCCATCACCATCAAAGAGGCGGTTGCGGAATGGACGGAGATTGACCGCAAAACTGCTAGGCATGGCACATTCGCCAACCACCAATCCACCGTTCCCAAGAGACTAGCTCGATTCAATGACAAGCTAGTTGCCCACTTCAACGAAGCAGACGCTCAGGAGATAGTGGCATCCCTCAATTCTGAGCCTACATCCTACTCCACCAAGAGATCCATGTTCGCCTCATTCTCTAGCTTCTGGAAATTCGTAATGGCAAAGGGATATTCCAAAGCTCAGTTCTTCTCCTACTCCATGATGAAGAAGATAAGCGGAGATCGTAACCCCCGAAAGGAACGCAGAGGGTTGACTTACGAAGAAGAAGATAAAATCTTCTCCCACCTATCCGGATGGGGGCTTACCTGTGCCAAGATTGCGATCTGGACGGGGGCTAGGATCTCGGAAGCCGTAAAAGTGCGTAGGGAGGACATTGATTTCATGCAAGGCGAGATACGCTTTAGTGAGAAGAAGCAAGGGGATAGGCCTATTGTGAAGTCAATGCACCCCCACCTCGCCGATTTCCTAAGGAACCTCTCCGTTGATGACTATCCTCCGGAGAATGCTAGCGAGTGTGCCTTACGGGATCGCTTCCGGCAGGCAGTGGCTAAGGCAGGAGTCCCAAACGCAACCTTCCATTGGCTCCGTCATACACTTGCGTCCCGATTGTTTGATGAAGGCATTAACGAGAGGGATGCGGCGGCGATTTTGGGGCATACGCAGGCAGTCCATAAAGTGTATGCTCATGCCTCACGGGAGAGGCTAAAATCGAAATTGTCTAAAATTAAGAATGTCGGGAAAATGTCGGGTAACTAACGAAAAACGAGCTATTTTATGCAACCAATGGCTACACAAGGCAACCGTTAATGATCAAATTATTCTTAAAATTATATAGCCAAGTGTGTAACAGTGACATCATCATCCTTACGCTCAATTAGGCTCAATGTTTGAAACTACTTATTTATCAACTACTTAGGTTAAAGTTGTCGGGTTTATGTCGGGTCAACTAGCGAATAATTCACCCTCTTGCTTGCGTCGAAGTTGAACTCCTTTGAGGGGCGAGCGAAGTGCCATCTGCTTAATAAGACCTGCAATCGGACGAGTGTTCCCACGCTCAAGATTATCATAAACCTCCTTCATTTCAGATCGAGTTGATCCGATTAAAGATGTTCCTCGGTTAAAGGTTAGGCTTACGAGTGCTGTTTTTTGACGATCATTCAAAGAGTCAAAGTTCGGCCATAGTTTATAGGCCTTCATAAGCCAAGTAGGAAGGGTGACTTTAGTGAATTGAGCTAGGGCAACATCATAAGAGATCGTCACGCCTACAACATCCCGATGCTTCCCAGCCGCTTCCCTGCCCTTCAGTCCCGATACAGAGGCTAGCTTCTCAGCATCCTCCTCTGAGATATATCCCTTCCAATCGGCCTTAATCTGATCCGGAGTGTAGTAGCCTAAGTCGTATCCAACTCCAACGGTTAGGCCGGAAGCGTCATTCACGGGGTTTAGGGGGGTAGTCAAATATCGGTTGTAGTACCTAGGACCACCAGTTTCCCATTCAACGATCTTCTGGATCAAATCACGGGGAGGCAACCATCCTCGGTAGGTAGTAGTCGTAGCGCGAACTGCCTCCGGCTTTGGGGCCTCCTTGGGCTTCGCCTCATCCTCCGCTCTTTTCTGTTCTACGATTTGCTTAAACCAACCCATACCTCTAGCGAGTCCATCTGTTACTGATCTCATTTTAGTCCTCCGTTGTTTGGTCCTGTTGCCCACACCACCAATGAATATCGAGTCCCCCACCACACGGGGCAGGCTTTATGAAGCAGATAGCAAGGGAACAACGTGGCCGATCCCTGCTCTCTAGCCCTTTTCTTTTTGTGCCATTCGTGAGCCTTGATCTTCAGCGATCCGCCCAAATAGGAGTCCGGCTTACAAAGGTTGATAACCATCGCAACCTTCCGCACATCTCCGGCGGCTCCGTTGTCAAAGTGCCAATTATAGAACTGGAACTTCTTGTAGATAGTGAACTGAAAGGTGTGGGAAGGAGACAAGGAGAACCCATAGACCTTGCCTCCAATTACGCTTAGGACTTTATCCAAGCGGTCAAAGACCCACTCGGTAGAACCCGTCCTAGCAACCCACGAAATACTGCAATTCCGGCCAAGAACCTTCTTGTCGCTCCCGCCTTTTGTACCAAGGCCCTTCGTAACATCCCCTGCCAACCCAAGCTCAATTATCTCTGAGCATTCAGCCGGAACAAAAACATTCGGAATCGTGATCGCATCGCATACAGTTGTCTTTGGCTTCTCCACCACTTCCTGCGGAAACTCAAAATTCGTAACGATTGTCCCGCCGGAGGTTGTCTTTGTCATATTGTCCCAAGGATCTTCCAATCAGATCCGGTATTGATATGGCACTTCTTACTCTTGCAAAGACACTCACTTGTCTTAAAAACCCAATAGAGATCATCCTCTAGCCCCATGCACACGATGTAGTCACATGAGGAGTTTGTGTACTTGCGCTTTTTAAGGTTCCCGTTGGAAGTCATAAACTCATACCTTTGCTTATTGGGTTGTCTGCGAGTCGAACACTTGACTTGAATCCTGTGAAATTTGCCCCCTTTTTCGGCAACAAGATCATATCCGTTGCAATCCTCTAGTGGGGCTAGAACGGAATAGCCGGATTGCAATAAGGCAGTTGTGACCTTCGCCACGCCTACTGATCCGATTTGACGGTTGGATAGTTTCAAGTTGGGGTTCTTGCACTAATGCTTGTATATGCTTATTACACTTTATCGTCAATAAGAGTGTTGTACCTTTTTAACACTCTCATCATCAATGCTTTCTGAGTCTCATTGTTCTTGTCGATCCTCTTCTGAATCGCGGGATTGTCGCTCTTTTCGAGAACGGCTTTTAGGCGAGTTCTCTCTGTGCGGAGTTCTTTGAGTGACTGCTCCGTGGACTTAATCATTTCAACCATCCTCAATTCAGAGGATGCGGAGGATCGAATCTCAGAAAGTCTTTTCGTGTCTCTTGTCGTTTGAGCCAACTTAACTTCATCTGCAACCGTAAGAATCTCTTTCCGCAAATCCTGATAACGGATCGTGTCAACGTAGGAGGGAACTGCCCCATAAACTTTGCGAGTCATAGGAATGTCACCAACAACATCAGCCCAATCCATCTCTCCCTGACTCGCCTTCAATGCACTACGAGGAAGAGTCGCAAGCCTCTCCGCGAACTTCCCAGCCGATCCGGTAAAGAAGTCAAAAAGCTGTCCAAGTGTTTCGGGGCTGATGTCGATAGCACCCGACCTCACCTCATTGCCCCCCGTTAGTTCATTTAGCTTCTGAGATACTGACTTTGCAATCCCGCCCACGTTACTCCAATACCTTTGCGAGTTTGGAGGTGGAGTCGCGTCAAATGGAGATGGGGTTGGCATAATAGGCCTGCCGGAATAATCCATGTTCAATGCGTAGTCTGTAACCGGACTTAGGAGTGTTGGGGAAATTGTCTGAAGCAAGGACTTGGACGCTCCTAATGGGTTGAAGTTATCGAGCATCGCTCCGGCTAGTTTTGCCAAAGCCTGCGACTTCGAGGCTCCTCCGCCGAATGCCTCCTTGGGGCTAACCTCACTCAATAGCTGACCAGTATAATCCGCAACGGAATATCCGTATGGCATGGGTATCTTAAAATACTGACCCCCTGAGTCGGGCTTCATAATAATGAAATTGGTTTCCTTAACGTATTGAGGAATCTTGTCGTAGTAGGATTCTCCTGTCTCGTCCTGACCACCAATAATCCGATTCACCATTGACCTAAAGTATCCTGCAACCATAACCCCCGTAAGGATCTTCCTGACTTTGGGGCTAGTCGCTACCGCTTGAAAGATACGAGCCGTTCCTTGGATGTTTGCATTGGCAAATAGGTAAATTGAGTTGAGCAAAGGTCCGGCAGTACCCTTCCTAGTGAAATTGACTGTGATATTCCTAGCCGCATAAGCCGCCTTCTGTACTGAAAATCCATTTTCTCTGAGTGTGGAGTAAGTCGCAAGTCTTGTGGCATTCTCAACTGCGGAGTTCAGTCTAGCCAACTTGTCCAGAGCAACCTTGAATACCTTTGTTACGCTCCTGTAAGTGCCATCTCCCAAAGCACCCTGAATATCTTTTTGAGTCGCGGCAACGTCTTTGAGTCCGAAGAAAGTCATCCTGCCTCCGGCCTCCTTAAACTCGCGGTAATAAACATCCATCTTCCCGTTCATGTCGGGCTTGCCCATTTCTGCCCGATAGGTTGCCCTAATAGCGTCCGGAACGCTTTTGATTAGGCCAGAGGCTAATCCCTTGGAGTTCTCCGCGCTTATGTTCACTAAAGCCGTTTGTAAGTCTCGAGCAAAGTTAGCTACTACAAACTCAGGGGAGGCCTGCGTGTTCACATAAGCAAACCACCTATTCATCCCTGATAGGAATTGAATAATCGGACCAGTTGTAACGCTAGCCCTGTTCTTCATGACATCAGCTAGCCTTGGATCTTTAATCCTAAGGTACTTTGTCTCACCGTTATCCTTATATGCGATGATGTCCTTGTCGTTTGCGTTGCCAATCTCGCCTTTTTGAAGAACCTCCATCACCCCGTTGTCCCTGTACTTGGTTGCAAATTGAGCGGCAGTTTGGATGACCCTGTTCTTCTCTGCCCTTATGATTGAATCCCTATGAAGCTGAATTGAGTAGGCCAATGGATCAGGGGCAATCGTTCTCCTGCCTTCCGCTATCTTAATGTCGTTACCCCTAACATCATAACCCGCCCCCGTACCGATAGTCCCGTCCGTCTCGACATCTGTACCACCTGCCTTGCCAATAAGCGGAACGTAGTCAGTGAACCTATTAGACAGAAGATCGTAGGTTTCGCCGGAAATCAGTCCTCCCTCCCAAAGATTGCGAAGGGTTTCCTTGTTAAGTGCTATTAGCTTTTGACGAATTGGCTCCATCTTCTTTTGATCGGCCTTTGAGATTCTTGGATTGTTCCCGTCAATAAGAGTTCCTATCTCGGCATTCGTTAAACCGCTACCACCGTCCGGCTTGTTGACATCCCTCTGAGCTATGACCGTATTCCGCTCCCTTCCATGTTTTGCTAGGGCATATAGCTCGAAGTCCTTACGATCTACACCGCTTTGCCGTAGCTCATCCAATAGAGGGGTAAGTTTAGTGTCCTCAAAATTACCAATCCTTTCACCAACTCTTCCGTGATAAAGCTCCTCCCTCTGCTTGATGTCAGCGTTTTCAGCGATTGGCTTACCACTTCTTGCGCTTACGCCTTTTTGCAGTTTCTCTACATCCACGAACTTATCTTGGAACATACGTCGAAAATCGGTCAGCCTTTCGGAAAGAACATTCTTAACGCCTTGTAGCCTCTGCCCCAATGTAGGACGTTCACCAGCAGTCTCGGCCCCCTTATCTGTCCCCTTGAAAATCGCTATCTTTTTATCGAGGGGAATTGCGGGGTCAGTCGCGGATAGCCTTGCGTTCCTAACCTTAACCCCCCGCAGGAAGTCACCATTCACGTTCTCCGCACTATCGGCAAATATGATTGAATCTTCCTTAATCGTCCTAACTCCAAAACCCTCAGGACCTTCTAGGGTTCGAGAGTAGGTTTCAGGATTGATGTCAGTTACCTTAAAAATGTTCTTACCGCTTGTGATAGTGTCACCGATCTGCAAGTCCGAAGTCTTGTATGAAGTCTGACCATCCTTGGGCTTTAATATCTCTGAGCTAAAGGCCAATCTTTTTGAGTCGTTAGCCTTGATTGTTTTATTTATGTCCGATGCCTTTTTCCTAGATGTGATTGCCTTATCAATAGCCACCCACAAACTACCACTTGTTCCGTCCCCAATACCTAGCTGATCGTAAGCAGATTGAGCAATCTCATCTACCGGAGTTGTCCCACTCATAAGTTTTTTATAGGGACCATTTAATGTCGGCATCCCATCGTACTCTGCGGGAGCGGTTGTTTCGACTAGCCTCTTAACAGAAGAACCACTTTTCTTCCCATACAATTCGATATTCTTATCACGAATCGCCTTCCCCTTAGAAAGCATCCCTCCTTGCTCTTGGATGAAATCAATAATGTCGTAGCCATTTTCGCTAGGTTGAATCATTTCCTCATCAAATGAATTGGTTGGCCTTTCTTCCGACTTCAGCAATCTATCTTTCAATGCCCTAACTTCATCCAGCCTTTCCTTATAATAGGATGGATTACTTGGCTCGTCCTGATTGAACTTGCGAGTCTCCTCATCAAAACGCATCTGCAATTCCGTCTCGGATTGATCTAGGCGGGTAAGCCTGCCCTTCTTAAATGGGGACATGACAAGGTTGGATCTGTCCGGAGCGGTTGGTTGCTCTTGCGTAATCTCAACCTTAGGAGCCTGAGTCTCGGGCTGAACCTCCGGCTGAGTGACTTCTGCCTGAGGAGCCTCTGCGCCAACATTCCTCCTAGACTGAATAGCCTCCGCCACTCTTTCTGAAGGAGCGGTTGCCATCCTGCCTAGTCTTGTGGGCTCAGTGTTAAGTGCGCCTACAACTAGGCTCGCGCCTAGTCTTAGAGGGTTGAAGTCTCCATGCTGAAATTGATTGAAGGCCTCCATGCCTCCCTGAGTTCCTGTATTGAATGCAACATTGAGAAGGTTGGAGGCTTGCTCTCTTACGGCAGGATTCTCCATCGCATCCTTAGTGATCTCACCGGATAGAATCTGCTTTGCGAAGGCTCCGGCTTTGGAAAGGTTGCTTGGGCTAGGCCTAAAGAAAGCCACTGAAGGAGCCACTTGTCCTACAAAAGAGGCTACGGGCTGTTGTTCTGCATCCTTCTTAAATTGATCGTCAATCGCCTTCTTTGTTTCAGGAGAAAGCATTTTGTCCATGCCGTACTCCTGCAAAGCCTCAGCGCCCATTGAGGCTAGAACACCACCCGCAAGGCCTCCGATTGCCGCACCTACGGGGGCGGCTGGACCAGTCATTGCGGCTCCAACTGCGGCTCCGGTTAATGCTCCGCCAACAATACCAGCACCCGTAGGAATTGCGGAACGTGCCGCTCCTCGGCCTAGGGCTCCCACAAAAGATGAATCATCACTTGGAGCCTCTGCATATTCTGTCATGGGGCGGATCTGACCACCACCCTCTGAGCCTACAATATCGTCGAATAGGCCTACTGCTTTAGGTGCGGATACAGGAGTTGCTTCCTGCGGAGTTGGGGCCTGAGGCGTTTCTTCAGCCCCTACTATATCGTCAAATAAACCCTGAGGCCTCGGAGTTTCCTCCGGCCTTTTCTTCTCTTCTAATATATCGTCAAAAATGCCCACACGTTAGGGAAGGTTGACTCCCATTTGGGCCGCACGATCCTTAATCTTTTGCCGTTGCTCCGGTGTCTGCGCTCGAGACATTGCGCTTAAAGCCTGTTGTCTTACTGTCTCTGTGTCCGCTTGAGGTTGGGCTCGCATGACTTGTGATTGATCCTGAGCAGGAGATTGGACCGGAACATTAGCCACATCAGCCATTAACTGATTCTGCGACTGAGCCCGATACATTGGCATCGCGTATTCAGGAGTGGAATCGCCAAGAGTTGCGGAGGAATCAATCATCGCTCCTGCCATTGAGTAAGGATTGTAGCTAGATTGTTGTGGGGCCTGCGCCTCACCACTAACATACCCTCCGAATCCCGCCTGAGCCTGAGGAACTTTCATGGTAACTGTTTCAGTCTCACCAGTATCCATTCCGGCATCGTCAAGAATCTTTCGCTTTTTAGTTACAGTAGCCATTCCAGAATCAGAGACTTCCCTGCCATTCAAGAAATCAGCCAAGTCTAAGGCCTTTGCCTTTGCGTACTGCCCATCAATGGACTTGTAGGTAAGTTCTGCTCCCTTGACCTTCCTGATATTGTTAAGGTCTTGAAGTCTTTTTGCTAGCACCTGACTTTCGATCATAAATCGGCTGGCTTCTTCAGGATCTTTCAGGGCTGATTTTTGGAACCTTTGTTCCATCATCGTTTTCTGGAAACTTGTCTCACCAATCGTCTTGTCGATTACTCCAAGCTCGGAAATTCCTGCATAAACCTCTTCCTTCCTGCGGTTGGTTTCATTGTATTGTTGCATCTGCCTTTCGTAATACTTCTGCTTTAGTTCCATTTCCGCATTAAACTGTTTTTCGGCAAGATCAGCCTGTTGTGATTGACTGACTATCCCATAAACATCTCTAAATAATCCCATATATAATTCTCCTTAGAACAAGACTCCGCCGATTCCGGTGATCCAGCTTAGAGGCGAGTTTGACTGTGCGTACTGCATCTGTGATGCGTAAGTCTTGGCATTGTAATCCAAGAGCGAGTTGTATTGGCTTGTTTGATTCCCATAAACACCAAGAGCAAAGTTTGATGCAGTCTGACCTGCCGCCGGATTCACATTCACCCCCTGAGGGATCGGAGTTGAAATTGTTGGGGCCGCGCCCTGACCTAATGCCCCTAATTGGCCTCCTTGCGTAACGATTGGCTGAAGTCCGGAATAGCTTTGAAGGTTTGCGATACCCTGTTGAGTAGCCGCATTCCTCTGTTGAACTCCCGCAAGCTGATTGCCGTAAGCCTGTTGAGCTAGCTGATTGTTGGCTGTGTTTGCGCTCAGTTCATTCTGATACATCGACTGTTGAGCCTGATTCCTCTGCCCAAGAGAGGTCTGCTGATTCTGGAACTCTTGCTGTGCAAGGGCATTATTGACTGAGTTTGCAGTCGAATAATTCATGTAGCCTTGTTGGGCTAGCTGGTTGGATTCCTGCCGGATTGCATTGGCAATGTCGTAACTGCTTTGTCCAGATTGCAGATAGCCGACAACATCAGAACGAGCCTGCCGAGCCATTTCCGTCTCTGCTCCGGAACGGGTCAGAATCTCTTGAGCGGTTGGAGCATTTCCGTAAATGTTGCCTCGAGCGGTTTGAGCCCCGCGAACAGAGTTATTGAGCCGACGAGCCTGTTCTTCAGTTAGCTTGCCATTATTAAAAAGATTCTCCCCTAGCTGACGCTCGATCTCAGCCCTGCCTCTTGCGGCATTGCCTCCACCTGCGTTCTCATCTCCTGCTTGAAACTGCGGTCCGTAGGCTTGACGGGATAATGAAGGCGCATCCTTTGACATTTCATAGCTAGGCCCTGACGTATTTTGCTTAAATGTTGGACCATCTGAAACTGACTCAAACTCTGTGTCAGAAACTTTCTTACCAAGAAGTTCTCTGTTCGCGTATCCAGTTGGATCTATCGCTTTGAGTTGCTCCTTGGCCTGCTCTGCAAATTTAGTTCCATATTTAGCCTGAAGATCGTATGCGGCTTGAGCGTTATTGTCCTGCTCCTGCCTTTGAAACTTAGCTATCTCTTTAGCTACATCGACATCGGACTTACCAACGAAGTCAACATCTACGTTACTATATCCATTAAATGTTCCATCCTTCGAGTAAGAAGGGATCTGGACAGTTCCCTTTCCGCCAAGTTTCGCAAGATTTTCAACAGCCTTCCTAGCCGGAAGCGCACGAATATCGGCTTCAACTCCCGCCGAGTTTGCGGCGGCATAATTAGGAGGCTCAGGCGCGGGAGGAGGCGGAGGAGGTGAAGGCGGAGATCCACCATAAAATACCATGCTCTGCCAAAACATCCCCGAGAATGAATGCGCCCACTTGGGGTTAGAAAGTCTTTGTTCTAAAAACATTGTTTTTCTCCATGTAATGCCACATCAGGCAGTGGCAAGTGTTAGTTCCCTCATGCAAAAGGAGTTCATGCGGTCAAACATATCGACCCCGAACTTCCTTATTTTTCCGTTCTTTAGCTCCCTGCGATATGCCACAAAGGGCCTCCGTCCATACTTAGACCAAAGAAGATTAAATAATGACGATATTGCAACTCCTTGATCTGCAACCACTAGCTCAACCCAAGTGCAATTTCCCTCAGGATCATGCTTATATGGCTCAAGACCATCCTCTGCTTGATTCAAAAACCTTACGCAAGCAACTCCCTTGATCTCGTCCCCGTCAGTTGCAATCCCGCATAGCTCTTTATTCATATACCACTGCATAACATTTGTAGTATGCGTCACATTCTCCCACCCCTTCATTCGAGTGCTTACCCAATCAGCCGCCATTGAAGCCGTTACGGTCATAGCTCCTCGCTGACGAAGGCATCCAAGAATGCGCTTACAATAACAGATTGAATGTTTAGCTTACCCGAACCGCTCTCAATAAGAACCTGCGCTCCCCTAACTGGCTGATTCCCAAGAAGGCTCCTAGCCCTTCTCTTTGATTTTTGATTCCTGAGAATAGCATTTGCGTTCAAAGTGAATGGAAGAATTAGGGCTCCAAGCCCACCCGAAAACGCTGAACTGTCTATATTCGACAAAGCAATTACAGTATTTCCATTTTCGTCAATCAATGAAACGGAGCAGTAGGCAAGGCTTGAATAGAACTGAACCTCAACATTGTTAAGGCTTTTATAGCTCATTATATCTCCAAAGGTGAACTCCTTCGTAGTCAGGCTAGTTCTTATATCTGAACCAGAGTCTTGATAGTCCGAAGCTATTTCGTTGTTATCGCTAACCCACTCTTTCCACTGCAATACAGAACCATTAGGTGTCCCAAGAACTAGGCAGTTGGATGGACTGTTTGTGTAGTGGCAGAATTGATTTGCCCCGAAGTTCGTCCATTTCCCCGACCATGCTTTGTGTACGGTGTTATAAACAATAGAGCAGTCATTCTTAGTTGATGAGCCTGTCGGTATTGATAAAATATAGCGGTTCCGATAATACAAGGCTGATGCCCTCGATATGTATGTCCTGTTTATTTCCTTAATCGTAGAGTCAATTATCTTTGATAATGGCTCAGAGATTTCCTGATCTGTTCCTTGCAGGATTCTCTGCATACTCCTTACCCCATCTTGAGCCAACCAATATAAATTAGCCCCGATCTGACAAATGCTATTTTGGGCTACGCACCCAACTTCAGAGCTAACGACCTCAATAGACCAATTTGCAATACTAGCGGCAGTTGGATCAGTTGTGATGACGTATGTTGAGTTCTCCTTAAAAACCACCAACCGATAACCAGTCCATGAAGCTATTCCTGTGATCGGCTCACCATCTCCACCTACTCGGAATGAGTCAACATTTGACCAAGCCGAAGTCCCCTCTACTGATAGAAGGTCAGAAACATAGATAGTATCTGATTCTGCTGACCTGATCGCGAACATTCTATTCGTATGAGAGCATAGAAGCCTGACTCCTGTTGGCGCATTTGCCGCCGCAGGTATAGAGGCAACGGTAGTCCCGTTGTAACTCTTAATGTCGCTAGTCCCGTTGCAGAAATACAACTTATCTGATAGTTGGGCAAAGGTCACAACATTATCAGTAGATCCGCTTACATAAGAAGATGCGTCCCTCGTCCAAGACCCCGATCCAACATTCCCATCATAAGAGAATATCTTGCCATTCTTGGCTATTACAATCTGGTTAACAACGCCCGTATCAAAATAATACATCCCTTGAATTTGAGAAGATCCCTCCGGAACGGCTGACGATGATACCGATGCAGTACCGCGCCGAGTCACCGCATTTCCAATCCGATCTATGTCAACATTGATAAACTCAGAACCTTGATTATCTGCTAGTAGTTTAGTCGATGAGATATTATTTACACCACCAACGAATGATGATGTAACATCGAATAGGATTGGATCATCCAATCCGGAGTTTGAGACAATAGGCATTTTCTTTTACTTACCCTAGGAATGATGACTTAGATCCGGAATAGACCGGATAATCCCAATCAGACCTTGACCATTCACCGGAGTCCACCGCAGTAACAGTTAGGTTATATGCCGACTGACCTCTCTCTATGTTTGTAGCAACCTTGATTTGAGCCACGCCATCCCCATACATCATTTGAGCCTTCGCATACTGCCTGTCTCGCGTAAGCATATCGCCCTCTGCGAAAGCCAGTAGAGCATTGTCGATGCCGTTAAGGGCGGGACTGTCCGTATCGTTAGTTAGGTTGCGGGTTTGAAATTGAGAAGATCCGTCAATAATCCGGAGCTTGATCTTGCCAAGAACTGATAGGGTTTTTGTCTCGGAAGGAGTCTGGACTAGACGCAGTTGACATATCCCTGTCGCAGTTTTGGGGAGTGTTACAAAGCCGAGGGGAGTTCCGGTGTTATCGAAGAGAGTAGGATCAATCGCATATACCGCTTCATATTGAACTGGTCCCAGCGTGGTGTCAGACCATCTCACTGCAACGATCTGGTCAATCGCGGTATTGGATATAGTTACATCCTGAGTTCCGGAAGGAACTGATTGAGCGGATGTTCCTAGGGTATCCCTCCAAAGCTGACTAGACCATATAAGTTCATATCTTCTAGCGAGAAATTCCCTGCATTGGGCTACTGAGTCAGAATCGGTTTTGCCGATCTTTCCGGTTACGAATGATGCCATGTCAGATAAATTCATATTTTATTTTCTTTCTTGTTAGTAATAGTTTTTGGGGCGCATTTTCACTTAGTTTATTCGGCTTCCGCTTCCAGAGATTGTAGCAGTGTAGCCATTTTCTTGTATGGAACTACCACCTGCCCCAGCGGGGTATCTGGTAGCGAATTGTCCTTTTGCGCTTCCTCCCGACGATTCCCCAGCACTACCCAATGCACCACCAGTACCACCAGTGCCAGTTACTTGACTCCCAAATATATTAGCTGAAAAGCTACCCCCTCCTGTTTGACTGTACAGGAAGCCGTTCACCAATCCAGCACCCGACCCTCCGGCGGCGTAGCCGACACCAGAATAATTAACGCTTCCCCCTCCTCCTCCCCCCCCAGCAATTACACCATTGTTAATTATTGCAACATTATAACCTAATGAAATTCCGCTCCCGCCTGCCGTATTGGAACCACCACCTGCGCCTGCAACATACACACCGTTTGCAATGCTTATAGTTATCTCAGATTCAGAGGGCCATGAACCTGTAACAATAGATGCAGTTGACGCACTGGTACTTCCCATATTTGCGTTTATATTAAACAAAACTGAAACACCACTGCTCGGGTTTTCGCCAGTCTGGTTAACATAAAGGTCTTTTAGATTTATGTTATTCTGTGACTGAACAACATTTACTGTAACTAGGTTAACGAAGTATTTGCTCCATGCTCCCGAGTTTCTAACCCAAATAGTCTTTATCTCAGACCAAACGCCACCGTTCCTTATGAACGCTTTTTTTACTTTCGGCCAAGTTTCACCATTTCTAATGTATGTAGTCGGCATTGGTTAAATAACATATACGATGTCACCGTCCGCCCCACCAGTCGGTGTAGAGGTTACTGATGTAACTGTTCTCGCACCATATCCGTTAGAATATGCCCCTGTGCTTGGATTAGTTATAATGTTTCCAGATCCGTTAAAGCTTATTCCATTGATTGTTCTTGTGTTCTGAAGAGTTGTGGCAGTTGCAGAATTTCCAGTGCAAGCCGAAGCAGTTGTGGCAGTTGCAGAGTTTCCGCTACAAGCCGAAGCAGTTGTGGCAGTTGCAGAATTTCCAGTGCAAGCCGAAGCAGTTGTGGCAGTTGCGGCATTTCCTGTGCATGAACTCGACGATCCGCTTGCGTTTCCAGTTAAATTACCAATAACATTTCCAGAAACTCCACCACTTGCAGTAATCAAACCACTTGCGCTAATAGTGGTAAAACTAGCCGAAGATGCAGTTGTAGCACCAATCGTAGCATTATTGATCGTCCCACCTGAAATCACGGGGCTTGTAAGAGTTTTATTTGTAAGCGTGTCAGTTGTTGCCCTGCCTACAAGAGTATCAGTTGAGGTGGGAAGTGTGATAGTTCCGGTATTGGATATTGAGCTTATGATTGGAGTTGTTAAAGTTTTGCTAGTAAGCGTTTGGGTATCAGTGGTTGTGACTAGCGTTTTTGTGGCGGGGATTGTTGTCCCGTTGATTGTTGATGTCGCACTGATCGCGCCAGTTACAGCAAGAGTTCCGCTAATCGTAGCATTGCCACCAATCGGGAAGTCTGATGTAGTTCCACCCCTTACAATGTTCGATGGTGTGACCTTTTTTAACGAAACTGCAGAGGAATCATACATTAAAACAAAATCATTTACGGGGTCCACGGTTGCCTCTGAGGACTTGTTAGTGATAATGTCAGGCTGAATAGACGAATTAGCCTGAATGTTATTTAGCTTAGTTGCCGTTACTATATCTCCATCAGAGAAACTTTGAGTCGTTGTAATTTCTGCCATATATTTTCCTCCTAGTGACCTGTAAGACGGGTTTTAATCCAGTCAAAGATAAATGAAAAAAGAATACTTAATGCGGTAGCCGCCCCTAAAATCTTTGCCCAAATATGCTCTATCGCACTTACCCTCATAGAGATACGCTCAACCCACTCCCCGAGATTACAGGCTTGCTTCTCTACTATATCGCAAATATGTTTCTGACGGTCCTGCATAGAACGCTGAACTTCTTCGAGACGAGCAAGCCTCTCCTTCATCTCCATAATCGCGTCCAGCATATCAATCCCCATGACGCTAATCATCCTTCCTGCCATTGCCCTCTAGGTAGGAGACTGCGACTGCAATATGGATGATAGCTCCGGTAAGAGTTTCGGGGTTTCCGAGATCCTTCCTGACTTTTGCGTAAGAAATTAAATGTTTTGTGCGGGGATCATAACCCAACTCTCCGGCATCTAGGTTGTGCATCTTGGATAGCTTGATTGCTCTCTCTAATATCTGAGAGTTAAGCCTTCCTAGGAATAGCTTTGCCCAAAGCCAGAAAAGAAATCTTTGGAATATAGTCATTTCTTCCACCAATCAGCCGAGTCCTTCTTCATGCACTTAATCGCCTTCTGCGCTTCTAATACACTTGTAGTTAAATATACAGAAGGCTTCCCGTCGATATACCCAAGAGAGATAAAGCCTTCGTCGAGGAGGTATTGGAGGGCTTGGATTGCTTGATTGTCGGTGTTCATTTTACGTTCATTGCATCGTGGGCAGCTGACATATCGGAATACCTTGGGAGTTGTGTGTCGCTTTCAGGTGGCTTTGGCGAGCAGGAGCAGAGCAAGAGGGTGATGAAAAAGAGGGGCATTAGGTTTTTAAAAAAACTGCGACAAAGTTAGCCCCATAGACCTCATAATCAAAACTTGAAGATGTATAATCAGAGGCCAGAGAAACATTGTCTCCAGCTATAAAATACGGAACAGATGTTCCATAAAAAGAACTTGTTGGATTGGCGGACCAGCCGTTTGCTACCGAACTAAAGAACGCGTTTTCTCTGCCGTTGCCTTCCATTGACCGAACAAAAGTATTATTATTTGATGCAGAAGCTTTAACTTTAATTCCAACAAAAGAAATACCTGCGGGCATTGTAAAAGCAGGTGAATAAGTAGATGTTTTAACGCCTGTGCTTGTAGGGCTGATTCCAGTTTTAAGAGAATTTGTAACTTGAGTGGTTGGAAGTCCAGAAGTCGAACTGCAATTATAAAGAGCAATCTCCATAGTCGGAGTTCCAGTTGCACCAGAAGCGGTTGTTACTTCAAATACAATTTCAGATATGCTTCTATTTGCATTGGAATAAACAGGAACAAAATACACATAAAAAGATACAAGAGTTCTAGTGCCTCCTGCCCCTCCATAGGCAACCAATGGGCCGATATATCGGTTGCTTGGAACTTGTAATTTATTAAACAATGGGCCACCAAACGTTCCGTCCCCTTGAAGATATTTGCCTTGATCGCCTGCTGCGGGTGATGGCACAAGGCCAACTCCGCCTGCTTGCGTAGCTGAGGCTGCCTTAAAAGTTCCGCGAAAAAGTGCCATCGCCTACTCCTATGTAAGACTTGTGACGTATGCCGTCCCAGCGGTGGCAAAGATCGCATTCATTTGACCGTTGTAATAATTGTTTTCGTAGAAGTCACCGCTATTCATCTGCAAACTAAAATTAGTTGAACTTGCTGTGCCAGTACCAAAAAGTACATAAAGGATACCTGCTCCTGTATTCTGAATCGTCAGCATCTTCCGACTTGCATTGGACGCTATGAGGGTGGCTGAAGTGATTGAGGTGAAAGTTGTGACGGCAGGAGTTGTGCTTAGTGCAATACTTACAGGCTGAGTTACACCAGATCCGTCAACTGGAATCCTACCAGATACAAGAGCGGGAATTTTTGCAAGGAGACTCGTCCAGTTCTGAAGCCCACGTTTGATCAATGCAATGATTGAGAATGTTCCGGTATCGTTTATGGCAACTGTATCAGTCGTGGCTCCAATAGCCGTTACCGTAACCGATCCTATGAGATTTGTGCCTGCGGGGATAGAGGATTGAATGTTCACATTTCCGTCAATAGGAAAACTACGATCTAGTCCAAATACGCTTCCATCTCCATCTTTTATTTGATTAACTGTTTCTACGGCGTTCACATAAGCCCCGTCAGCCAAATCAGCCTTGATAAGAGCAATGTCGGCCTGCGTTGTCGCAAGAAGCGATTCAAGTCCGTCTGTATTAAGATTGACGCTATTTGCGTCAATCTTTACGTCCGATAACTTCTTGTAGAGTTCTTTTACGCTAGGCATTTGATTAGGCCTTGTATGCGACTACTTTTCCACTCGTAAGAGTAAATGCAGTGAACTTCCCGTAGATGGTTGCTCCGGCAGGCAATGGAAGTGAGGTTGTTGCATCCCCATCCCAATTCGATGCCGTGAGCAAAGCGAATACGCTATTTTCAAGAGCAGTTATGGCTCCGAAGTTTCCCGTGATGGCAGTAGTGCTATTCTCGTAAGTGGCTCCGTTTGTTCCGCCTTGCCTCGTATCTTTACATAATTCTTTAATTGAACTCATATTTGTTTAACTCCAATCCCAAATCTTTTTAATCCGGCTTTTGGAATACTTCCGGTTCTTGAGTTTTCCCTTTTCTTCAAACTCTCGATAAAACCTTCGTGCGCCCTCTGACGAAGAACTAGGATCGGGAACGCTACGATGGATATAGGGGGCGGAAGGGACTCGTTTGAGCCCCTTCCGTTTATCCCTATCTTCGACAGAGACAATCTCCTGAACGATTTGCCCATCTTTGTTTTCATACAAGTAGATGGGCATATCAAATCAGGCGTTGCCTGCGTCTGCTTCTTCAGCCATTGAGCGAATATCTTCCTCGCTCTTTTCCTCTTCTCCCTCATCAGGAGTTAGGTTGGCCTCAAAGATTTCAATGGTTGCGCCCTTATCGTCGAGCTTCGAGACTTTGCCTTTGAGAGCGACATAATCACCCTCTTGGGTTCCATCGGGGAGCTTTTCGGTAGGTACGTCCAAGGACATACCCAAACCTTCTTTCTCCGAAGAATAATCGGAGCCTTCAGATTCGGGCTTGGAGGAGCCGCCCATTTCTGGACGGCTCCCCTTTGCCTCGGGACTAGCTATAATTAGTAGTCCTTTATTCATTTACTTAGGCGAAGCGTGACTTGGCTTTAATCACCACGGCACGTTTAGCATTCAGCAACTTCGCGGCGTAGAAGCATTTCCATCCGGCCACGGTTGTCTGATTCAGCGGGTCCGCTTTGTCAGCCTGATTGTTCAGGATGATGCGAGGGCTGAAGGGGGAATCCCCAGCAATTTTCACCACACCAAACGCATTCGCGCCGAGTACAACAGTGCTGTAAATAGATCCAGCAGAGTTATACGTTCCGGAGGTCGTGCCTTCGATGAAGGGGTTGGTATGTTCGGCAATACGCACACCGTAGAAGGAACCGAGGGTTCCAGCGGGGAGCGAACCAACCTTGTTTTCAACATTCCGATAGACCGTGTTCAGGAAGTCAGTGTCCCTAAACAAATCCCGACTGATCTGAGGCGGAACAAGCGCAGTATATTGGCCGTTCAAAGGGTTAGCTTTGTTGGCTTTCAGCGCAGTAACCGCATCCATCAGGTCCTCTGCATCCAAGAACGCAGAAGCCGCCGAAGTGGAATTGAGGGTTGCGAAGGACGCAATTCCTTGCCCAAAACGAACCGTAGTGGAGTTGCCACCAACGTCAGTTCCAGTCACCAACTGATCGCGAGAGAGGTCATCAGCCTTGAGAGCCGCTTCCTCACCCATTGCGCCAACCGCTTCTTTGAGAACGTCAAAGAGGCTAGTCATCGACAAAACATCGCTGATCTTAACCGCTTCACCGTATTGGGTGAGCGAGACAGCAACGCTGTTCAAGCCAACTTCACGGAAGGTACTAATCGGAGTGCCTTCAGTGAGAGTCTGGACGTTGGACGAAGCCGGAACGGTATCGTACTGGAAGAACTTAACGGATTGAGATCCGATGTTCTTGGGCAGGTCAACCTGTTGGGCATAGTCGTTTAGTTTGAGTGTTTCTTTAATTCTATCAACCAACTGCTTCGACAAGTAAGCCTGAAAATAGCTTCCGAGTGTAGCAGGGTTGGAGCGAGTCATAGTAGCCATGATTTTTAATCTCCTACGAGGACACCAGAATCAGAATCCACTGCCATACTGCGTAGAAAGGCTTCCTGTTGACGTGAATCCATCTCATCGAAGGATTTCCGTTTGGCAGGCTTTTGGCTTCCGCTTGCAGATAGCGAGGTCTTTTTCCGAAGGTCCCCGTTTTCTTTTCTTAAAGATTCAATTTCAGTCCTCAACGCTTCCGACTCCTCCGCCGCTTTTTGCATCTTTGCAATCTGAGTGGCATAGACGAATCCGTTAGGCGTTGAATTGATAAGGTTTCGCAACGACTCATCTTCGCTCTTGAGAATAGAGATAACTCTCTTTCCAAGGTCCGATGACTCGTCCTTTAGTTCAGGATTTTCAGCGATCATGCGGTTCACGCTTGAACTCCATGTCTCGTTGAAATCCTTAACCTTGCGCTCGCCACGTTCCGCATCCATGCGGATCTTCTGTTCCAGCTTGTCAGCTTGAACTCGAGCGGCTTTCGCAAGATCATCCTTACCCTCTTCCTCCCACTCACGGGCAAACTTGCGAAGTTCCTCCGGCTTGGCCGGACTTGTCGGATCGGAGGCTTTCTCAGCTTCTTCAATCTTTCTTTGGAACTCTGCTTGAATAGCTCGAACTTGGGCTTTTTCAGCTTCCAGCTTTTTCCAGCTTTCAGCCAATCGAGCCTCCTCCTTTACCCGTTTAACGTCCTTAACCTCGGGCTTTTCGCTTGAGGGTTCGGAGGCGTTGAGAGACTTGGTTGCATCATCCGATACAACCTTTGAATCTTCTTTTGTTTCTTTTGAGTCAGCCGATTCTAACGAATCTTTAGCTTCCTCGTTTGTTTTTGGTTTTTCTGAGGCCCCTTGGTCCTGCGTTGCGAGTGCAGGCGATTCCGCTTTCGGCTTGTAAGGAACTCCGTCAGCTTGCGAAGCAAGCTCGCGAATCATTTCCTCAGTTACCGATTCTACCTTGGAGGAGTCTGCTGGTTCCACAACCTGCTCGACTCCGATGTTGTTGCTCTCCTCTATCATGGTTTGTCAGGTATCCTTCCCGTTTAGTTTAAGGCCGTAGTTTTTCGAGGAGATCAGAGACAGCCTCAGGCTCCGAGTCCTCGTTAAAATCTTCAATTTCCGATGAAGCTAGCCATTCGATAAAGACTAATGATTCTCGGAAACCCACTGCTTTTCCGGATTCAAACAATCCGCCGCCTTTGAAAACTGCGCTGATGTCCTTACGAGTTGCCGCATTTCGCAGACAGGTGATGAACCGCTTGCCGGAGGCAGATTCAAAGAACAACTTAGTTGCGGTAGAGTCCTCCTGTTTCCAGTTGACCGATACCTCTCCAAGTTCTTTCCAGAGGCGTAAGACAGTTTTTAGTTTGTGCAACATATATTATTTAGGCTTGTTACACCATTCCGGCTTGAGGAGCCGATTGGGTTGATGTTAAGCCATGAGGCATCTGGCCTTGAGCCTGAGCCTGCATCTGCCCCTGCATGGCTTGAGCCTGTTTCCGGAGCATCCCACGAATCTGCCTTTCGGCATTCTTATCGGTCTGACCTAGGCCTTGGAGGTGCGCCTCGAGGTGTTGCCCATACAACTGTTGAGACTGCTGAGATCCCCCACCCTGCTGACTGAGTAGCTGAATCCTGCCAAGAAGAACTTCGACATGAGCCTTATGGTCATCCTGAGGCTTAACCGCAACCGGATAGCCACTCTCCATAATAAGATTCTCCTTAGCCTGCTCCTCTTTCTCGTCCTGACCACGGAGGTTAGGATCAGTCAGAAGTTTCCCAACCAAGGCGGGATCGTCGATCTCAAGAACCGAGCGAACCAAGGAAGGTTGATCCACATAGGGATTCCCCGACAAGAGTTGCATCCGACTAAAGGCCTTCTGGTACTGGACTGCTTTATTGATTCCATCTGCGGAACCGGAAGGATGAATTGCATATTCAACCTCCAAGGCTTCCGGAGGGACAGTCCCGAAGGCTTGATTGAAATAGTAGTTAAGAGATTTTTTGCCGAACTGACAAAGAACCGAGTAGGCCTGCCGATAGACATAGCCTAGCGAGATCCGGAAGATTCTCGCACGAAGATCCGTGGACTGACCCATAAGGGCTCCAATCTGAGAAATCTCAGTCGCGGTACGGGCATTCTTCATTCCCTGTTGTTGCCCCATACCGAAATCCGGCATAGAGGTTAGGTACTCAGAAATCATCCTTTGGTTAATCATCTCTTGGTCAAAGCTGATAGGAGGTTGCGGCATCGTCACCGGAGATACACCCACCGGAAGGATCGTCGCAGGACCAAACTTCAAATTATTGGAGTTAGGAATGTCCTGCTCGCAACGGAAGAGGGGACGATTATAGAGAGTCATCGCGTCAGCCTTTTCGTTCATCAGCTTGCACATATAGCTCTCGAAAGGAGCCACGATCTCGCAAAGCCCACGACTCGAATAAACGCCCTTGTCCTTAATCTCCATGACGAAAGGAACAAAGGGCATCTGACCATGCTTATAGGGCAGTTCAAATGAAGGCCTGATGTCATCTTCAGGAGCTAGAGGGCTGAAGGTGTGGACAAGAATCTTGCCCTCTTCATCCCTCTCATAAACTTCCCAAACGATAACTTGATCTTCCTCTGCTCCAACCGTGATTCCTTCACGCCTTAACTTGATATTCTCAAGAGTGGATAGGCGAGTTCCCTCACCTGTACGCCCCTTGATCTTGCGGATCAATTCCTCGTCCTGATTGTATAGCTTGTTGGACTTGTACTGATTCAGGCTCATCTGGATCACATGACACAGACGATCACAATTCTTTACGTCTCTCGTATAATGCGGAACGATTGCGAACACGGGGTCAACCGAATCAAACCGAACCGACTTTGTATCCTCATCCCAAGAAATCTTTAATAGGTTCAACCCGCTCATGAGGGTGTGGTCGATAGCAGTCAGAATCTCACTCTCAAAGTTGCTCTGTTGCTTGATACAGTAATCAAACCAACGGGAGATACCCTGAGTAATTCCATCCGTCTGAGGAGTTGATGGAACAAACGAAGCGATAACTTCATTTGAGAAAACCTGCTGATAGTAGAAAGGCTTGAGCTTGTTAATGATTGAATCGGCCAACGGATAGTGAAGATCGGCCTGCCAAGGCAATTTCTTTTTCCGGCGGAGTCCCGAATGACGCATCTCATACCAAATCCTCTGACGTTCCTCCCAACCAGTACGAGCCCTTATATCGTCGAGCAATGCTTTATAGAGATCGTTACGTTCCATCATTTTGCGTTTCCTATTTTAATTTGTGTCTCCAAATCAATAATTGTGTCGAGTGCGTCCTTACACCAATAGGGAGCGGCATTCCTAGCTTCATTTGCATCTGGTCTTTCCATGAGTCTTTCAGCGTTACGACTTGTCACCACTCTCGGTTGAGTTGTCGCGCATCCCGCGATTGCGAATCCAATAACTGACAGCATCGCGATCTTTGTCAGCTTCTTGAATAATTTTACCAAAGTCGCGAGTTTTTCTATCCGGAACCAACTTATCAATAATGCTGATAAGTCCACTGAGAATGCTGAAGAGGAATCCCATTTCACTAACTCAATAGACTCCCATCTTGAACTTTTGCTTGGCCGCTGAGTTATCCACTAAATTAGGATATGGGCGGCCTGCGGCTTTAGCCTTCTGCTTGGCGTAGGCCTTTGCCTTCGGCGAAAGGGGCCGAGAGGACTTGTTGGGATTTTTCTTGTCCCAAAATTGTTTCATGAAGAAGGAGCGTCTTTAGCGAGAATCAAACCAATCCCTGCGGTGATTGCGGCAATCAGGGTTCCGAGATCGGGTATGGTTCCAGTCTTTAGGAATGCCAACGCCGCAGAACCAACTGCCACAACAATGCTAAGGACACCCGTGGTTGTAGTTTTAATGTTTTGCATTTATTTTATCCTCCAATATCAAATCCAGCACACGCAGGTTCCCCGTCCGAGTATTCCTGCATATCGCTCCATTGATCTGAACCCGTATTGCCGGAATCAAAGACCGCAAGATTATTTTCACTTCTAACGCAACAAACCCCACAAACGGCATCCCCGCGATCCGGCGAGCATACCCCCCGCCTCCGCATCTCGTCCTTGGACTCCAACCCCAACTTCCCTGAGGAGGCTATTTTAGCCTTACGGGAGCATAGTTGGGCATCCAGTACCTCATCAGTAGGAAGGATGATTTCAGCCCTTTCGATCTGCCTAGCTGTCTCCCACCAGATTTCACTGCTTCTATTGACGTAGTTATCAGAGTAGGCCCTAGCCCCAAAGTTAACCCTCTTAATAGCCCACCCCTGTTCCCGCATCCGGTCATTCATAGGCTTACCTAGGCCCCCGTCATCAGCCCAAACATCGTTAGGCTTTAGATTGGCCTTCTTTAGCTCTACGATGGCTTTGCCTACACTTCTCATGGTATCCGAGTCCTTCCACCCTATAAGGGGCTCAATCACGTTCCCGCGCCTTATAGCGATCACCGTTTCGTCCCCGCCACCTGCCCAATCAATAAAAGCCACCGGAGCCCCCTCCTGCTTCTTAGGAGGATTAGATCGGCAGTTATGAATCTTAGAGAAAGTGAAGGGGCTGATCCCGTCATCCTCCCCCATGAACTCAGAGAAGATCATGCTTCTAATAAAAGGGTTGTCCCGTCCGTGTTGCTCAATCTGCATATCAATCCACTCTTTCTTGATATGGGGGCAGTCATAGGCCGATACAGAGTAGTTCTTCCAATACTTGCGTTTCCCTAGGAAGCATTGCGCGAACTCCCCGTCCATGCCTCCGGTACTGCTCATAGCAAGCCAAGCGGTAGGCTGACATCGTTCCGCCGCCCTCCAAATGTCCGTGGGTATGCTTTTGGCCTCATCGAAGATCATAAGGAGCTTGTCGTTGTGCCAACCCTCGAATCGGTTTGGCTCGTCAGTAGAGAACCCGATAGCTTTAGATCCGTTAGGGGCAGTTAGGTCAGTAGCGTTGAGGGTCCAGCCTTTGAGCTTATCCCTCCATCCGGCCAGCCTTTGCCAAAGTTGCTCCTTCACCTGCCGATAGACTCCGGCTGTCGTTACGACTTGGGACTTGGGATAGACCGTACACCACCAAAGAACTAGAGGAGCCGCCAAACAAGATGTCTTTCCGGAGCCGTTGGCCGCTTTCAAAGCCACCCGATTGCATAGGCCAACATCGAGAAAGACTTTCGATTGCCAAGGGTGGAGGTCGATGTCGAGTAGTTTGGAAAAACCTAGGGGGGTTGCTAACAGTTGCTCCTGCGTGAGCTTGGCCGGAAGTTGGGAAGGATCGGTTATGGGCATTTAGAGGGGGGTCGAGTTTTTAGAATTTTTTTTGGAAGGGGGATATAATTAGAGTGGGTGGGCAGGGGGGGGTGGTGGGCGGGGGCGTGTCGGGGGTTGGCGGGTTTGGCTTGGGATATTTCCTAGGCCTCCCAAGTCTCTGAGGCTTAACATCCTTTACAACCTCCGCCGAAATCTCCACGGCTGGAACTGAACTCTCTCCCTCTTGTGGTGGTGTCCCTCCTTCAATATAATTAAGTGGAACTAGAGAAGAAGGGGTGGTGGTGTCGGGAATTTGTTGGGGAGCTATTTGACCACCCAAAAGAGAACCCCAAGCCCCCATCAGCTTTCCAATAGTGTCATCGCCTAGGGCGAGAATTTGCATACTCGAACCCTGCCCATTAGGGACGTATGCTGGTGCAAACTCCTCCCTTGCCCTTCTCTCGAGTAACCATTGAGAAGGCTTCTCTGAAATCTTGGCGTGACGCTCTATGTTATCCACTTGCGACCTTACAAAAAAAGAATGAGCCTCTTCCATCATCGGAGCGAACTCGGGGTGAAGCCCTGCCCATTCCTTGCTAGTATTGTATGGAACACCGCAGAGAGGGGACGCATACCGCAACGGAAGCCCCCGCTTAATCTGATTACATATTTGCCTAGCCTTCGCAATCGACCACCTAGCAGGCCTCCCACCCTTTCCCTTTACCTTGTAAGGCTCTATGTTCACTCGCCCTTTCGGTAATACTAAAAAAAAACTTGTCAATCCCTGCTCCGGAGTTACGGGAACGAATTGAGGCGGGAGAACACAAAGCCCAACCCTCGGGAAACTATCCTCGTATGACAGACCGAATAGGGACGAGCGTAAGTTGTCGGAGCTAGCCTTCCGCCCTGCTAGCTTAATAATTGGAAGTAATTCCAGCGATTCTCACGGCCTCCCTTATGGCCTAGGTTTAAT